TTTTGCATTGAAACCGGTCGCATATTTTATTTTTACTCCACCGATGCTTACCTCTTCTATTTGAACTCTTGGTTTTAAATATCCATCTTTTGATACTGCCCATAAAACATCCAATACTTTCGCTTCCGCCGATTGGTCTGATAATACCATCTTGAACGCAAATGCATGGTCTGGGTTTTTACTTTGTCGTTCATATACATTATCATCTATACAAATTATACCGTCTATAGTGTATTCATAATTTGTTCTCCAATCTATCAACTTTTCTGATAAATATTCATTTGTTAATTCGTCGGAACTTATATTCGCTATAAATTTTACACACATACCATCCATCGTTTCTATATTATTTAATTGAACCGACGGTTTTAGCTTATTCGGGTGTATTACTTCATATCCCACAAAATCAATATCTTTTAAAATATCCGTATGCTCTTTTGTTAATGTTTTCTTATTTATTAATCCCGATACGAAATTGCGTGAGTTAGAATATTTTGCTCCGTATTTTTCTTTGAATAAATTTTCTTTGATTATTATTTCACCTCGTAGTGTTATATTTTTATCAGTTGGTAATTTCAAATATGGTATCATGTGGTCTATTGTTTGTCCAAATTTACCATCCCCACGAGTATATAATTTGGGAGTATCGCCTTCGGTACTATATAATGCGCTTACTCCGTCCAATTTACACGAAATAACATAAGGACCTTTATATTTATCTTTAAATTTATTCAATTCTTTTGTATCTGCCTTTATTTTATCCATAGACCACATCTCATATGGTAATTTTACTTTATTTTTATCCACTTTTACATCGGTATGTTGGTCAAGTGCCGTTTTATTTGTTGGATAATTTTTTAAAACATATTCACGCAAAATATCGTATTGATTGTCTGATAGTAGAGGTGATTCGGTTTCTTGATAATATGTTTGATTTGTTTCTTTTAGCATATCTGTTAATTCGCTTTCAGATAAAGATTTTATTACATTTATGCCCTCCAATTTAAATTTTTCAATATTATCGGTTATTATTTTTTCTTTATTTTTTTTTCTTAATTTTTTTAGTGTTTCTGCATTATGTTTTGTTACTTTTATTTTCATAGTTTTTGGTGAACTTTTTTTTTGTTCCGCCTCTTTTTCCGGTTTTTCTTCTGGTTCTTCTTGTGTTTCGGTTTTTTTTGTGCTTTTTTTTTTAATTACTATAGAATTTCCATCGATTCTTTCATGGGGTTCTTTAAATTCTAAATTTAAATAATCAAATATGTCTTTTTCTGTATTAAAGGTCGAAGATATTATTTTTTCTCCTTTTATTTTGTTTTCCATTTTATGAAAACCGTGTTCATTTAATGTTAAATTTTCTTGTAATGCATGTTGTCTCATGGATGTATTAAATTCCATAGAACCTGTAAAATATAATATAGCAAATGCATATTCTTCGGGCGGCGAATATAAGAAGTCTAATCTTCTTGCTATGTTTTTTTCGGTTAATTTACTAATAACCATAACTTTTTTTTCTCCTTTTGTTAAGAATGCTTTTATTATTTTTTCTTTATTGCTTGTTTCATTTTTCTTTGTATCATCCATTTTTTCTAAAAATTTATTGAATATTGTTTTATTGTTTTCTTTAGATGTTATTATTATATCGATATCCCCGGATTCTTCTTTTCCCCGTCTATAACTTCCTACTATTTCAAAATTATTATTTGTATTACTATAACCATTTTCATCGCATGTTTTATTAAATATTTTTCTTAGTAATTCTTTATATTCGTCTATTTCTTTTCTTGGAATTCTTTCTGCTATTTCTTGATAATAAATTAGTCCTTTTTGCTGGCTATCAGTTAAAAGTTTTAGTTTCTTTTTTCCTTTTCCAGGAATTTCTTCATCTTGTCTTTTTTTCAATTCTTCAATTGTTGTTATATTTAATTCTAAAATTTTTTCTGCAGTTACATCACCTACCCAGGGTATTTGTAAAAATACCTCTTTCTTTTCTTGTTTTATTTTTTCTATTTTATAATCTTTGGTGCCATATTTTTTTTTTTTTTTTTATACTTTTTGCTTTATTTATCATTTCTAAGCTTGTATCTATTCCTATTCCATTTTCTGATGTTGACATTCCAATACCACAACATAAATCTAAAATATTTTCATTTTTATATTTTGAATAAATTTCTTTTCTTATATCTCTCCCATCATATCTTACATTATCTACTATTTTTGTTGTATGATAAAATAAATTTGCATGAATTTTTCCACGCACGCCTATATTTCCTAAATTATGAATTTTTGGATTAAAATAATATGGTACTTCTAATGTTTTTATTATTTGTAAATTTATTACTAATATTAATAACATTATCATTATATTAAAATTATTATAATTTTAATTTTATATGTTTTTTTTATTTATTATTTCAATTAACAACTTTTTTTACAATTTACAATACTAAATTTATAACTTTTATTACCCCAATATGTTGGCCAACTTGTTCCTTCCTTATCTGATTTTAGGTTTTGAGATTTCTTTCTTCCTAAATATCTATTATAAGAATTATGTTTTATATCTACTCCATAATTTTTTTTCATTGATGATGCTACTGAATTTAAACTTGATCCGTGTGCCTCAACTCTATCACTTGAATTATTCCAAGGTTTATTTCTTCCAATATTATCGCTATTTATGTGCAAAGACGCTAAATTATTTAAGTATAATGAAGCAGGAACTCTTACTGTATTTTGGATAATTTTTTGTGTCGCACTTATGTCATAATCTGTTGTTCCATTTATAACAGGAACATTCGGTTTTTTGTATTGATATAAAGTTTTTTTGGTATTAAATTTTGTTACACAATTTGTAACATTAGAAAAAGGATGAATTAAATAATTCGCTTTACTATTTAAGTAAACTTCATTTGATTTAATTGTACCATTTGATAAATATAGTGTATCACTTATGTCGCAAGTTAGAATATATTGATTATATAAATATGAATTATTAGATATATCATTATGTAATGCTGATATTTTACTATATTTTGTTAATGGAATTGGCATTTATATAAAGAAATATTTATTTTAAAATTGAAAAAATTTTAATTCTATAATTTTTATTAAATATATATGACTTCATATGTTTGTACGTATTGCAATAAATCTTATGTAAGAAAATCTGCATATAATAATCATCAATTAAAATGTGAATTAGTTAGAATATGTAATAATATAAAGACTACTAGTGAATGTCAAAATGAAGAAGATGAAGAATATCAAGAATTGCCCATTAAATTTAATGGTAATATTAATGATATGTATAAATTATTAATTAATTTAAATAATAAGTTTGAAAAATTGGAAACTGATTATAATGAAATTAAGAAATATGTAAATATTACTAAAAATAAGATTGATATTATAGAATATTTGAATAAGAATTATGATTATAGTGATTTTGATTTTATTAAATTTTTAAATTCTATTCAAATAACAAATTTAGAGTTAGATAAAGTATTTGAGAAAGATTATATTGATGGCATTTTTCAAATTATTGTAGATTATATTGAGAGAATCAAACATAATACTAATATACCAATTAAGGCATTTAATAATAAAGAAGGACTTTTATATATATGCTTAACTAGAGAAAATATAGATTATAATTGGACTCTAATAGATGATGAACAAATTAAATCAATTATGAAATATTTTAATAGGAAACTTTTACCATTATTTACAAAATGGAAAGAAGTTAATGAAAACCAATTTGATACAGACAATTTTACAATGATTTATGTTAGAAATATGAAGCGAGTATTAGGAACTAATTTTGAAAAAAAAAATAAAAATGCAATGTTAAAAAATAAATTACATAAATATTTTAAAGTTAATTTGAAAAATTTTATACAATATGATTTTACTTAAAAAAAATTGATTCACTTATTTATATTTTTTATATCATACAATCTATGGATATATGACTTGCAATATCTGCTGTGAAAAATATAATAAATCTTTACATGCTAAAGTTACATGTATATGTGAGTTTGATGCGTGTAAAACATGTGTTAGAACTTACTTACTTTCTACTACAAAAGACCCTCATTGTATGAAATGTAAAAACCAATGGAGTGCTAAATTTTTAGTAGATAATTTGAATAGATCATATATCGATGGAGATTATAAAAATCACCGCAAAACTCTATTGGTCGACCGTGAAATTAGTAGAACACCCGAATTAATGAATCTAGTTGAGAGAACTAAATTAATTGAAGAAAAAATACAGGAAATAGATGAAATTAATATACAGTTTAAAGAAGTAAGAAAACTCTATAATGAACTTTCAAAAAAATTGTCTGAAAAAAAACATGATCTCTCAAGAATTAGGACCGGAGAAAAAATTATAGACCGAAAGAAATTTATTATGCCCTGTCCCGGTGAGAATTGTAAAGGATATTTATCATCTCAGTATAAATGTGAGATATGTAAAGTTCATACTTGCCCACATTGTTATGAAATCATTGGATATAACAAAGACGACGCGCATATATGTATTGAGGCCAATTTACAAACTACAGCATTAATTAAGAAAGAAACTAAAGGTTGTCCACAGTGTGGAGTTAGAATTTATAAAATCAGTGGTTGCGACCAAATGTGGTGCACCGAATGTAAGGTCGCTTTTAATTGGGGTAATGGTAAAATTATTTACGGGGGGCAAGTCCATAATCCACATTACTATCAATATATGAGAGAACAAAATGACGAACAAACCGCAACAAGAAATCCTGGTGATGTATTATGTGGTGGGTTAGTCACTTACAATGTATTTTCATATTTTGTTCGATATATTAATGAATATAATCAGCCAAAGTGGTTTGATATGATGAAAAATGATGTTGTAATAAATCAATTTACGCAAGAATATAAAATTGATACTATCGCTCAAATAACCACCATTTTATTACATCTACACAGAACAGTTAATCATATTAATAATGTTAATCTATTCAATACAAGAACAAAGGTTAGAATTTTAGATAATAATGACGCATTAACTATTCAATATATTTTAAATAAAAAAACCAAAAAGCAACTTGCTACTGATATTTATAAAAATGATGTTTCCAGAAAGAAACATACAGAGTTGTTAAATATTTATGAACTATTGGGTGTTGTTGGTATTGAAAAATTTACTAATCTAATGGATTTATATAAAAATATTAATAAAAATCAAGCCACTAGCTTCTCCGGCGGGCCTCTTAATATTGAAAATTTATCGCTACTAGTGCATGCCGTTATTAATGTTATAAGAGAATATCATAATTTGTTGAACTATTGTAACCGGTTATCTGTTGATATTTCAATCAATTACAATCAGTCCGTTACTTTAATACAATACTTTCACAGCAAGTATAAATATCATGTTTTAAATGGTAAATATACTATTGCTTCTTTCGAGAAAATTTTAAATTTTGGCAAATACAATAATAATAGCGAAGCATCGTCAAGTTCCGACAATAAATAATTATAATTATTATCTTGTATGTTTTATCTTTCTATCTTCTATCTTGTATTTATTATATTCACTTTTTTTTATCCAAAATGTATAAAAAAATGCATTTAATAAAACCATATCTGATTTATATATTATTTCATACATAATATATAAATATAAATATTAATTTAATTTTATTTTGAAAAATCATCAGTTTTGAGTTTTGAGTTTTGAGTTTTGAGAGATTTATCCAAAATTCACAATTAATAGTCCTCGATTTATAGCTTAAGTTCTTTTTATTTTTTATTATTCGTAATTTTTATTAAATTCTTCTAACGTTATTATTTTTATATTATATTCTTTTGCTTTTTTTATTTTTGAAGTCTCATCATCCAAACTACCCACTATTAGTAAATTTACAGTTTTATTTATATTGGCTATTACTTCTCCCCCTAATTTTTCTATTTTTTTAGCCACTTCTTTTTTTCCTTTTATATCAGACATAACTATTATATAATTACTTAAACTTTCTTCCTTCTTTGATGTAACTTCTTTCTTTGATGTCACTTCATATAATTTATCTTCTAAATTTGCCTCTATCATAAATTCTTTGAATTTTGAAATATTTTTAACAAATTGTTTTGATGTTTTTTCCGCCATGCCATCTACGTTTTTTATTTTTTTTATTTTTTCTGTATCCGATAAATCCTCATTTATTATATTTGGATATTCTTTTAATATCAACAAAATTCTTTTTTCACCAAGGCCTCTTCCTAAAATATTTGATGCTGCCGCTATTTTTGCTAATGACGATTTTTCTATTTGTTTTTTAATTGAATTATTAATTTTTCTTGCCATTGTTTCTTTAAAACCGTCCACCTCCATTAAATCGCTTATAGACATTGCTATTATTTTACCAATGCTATTTCCACCTGCGTTAATTATTTTTTTTATATTTGCTTCTCCTAATCCATCTACCTCCAATGCTTTAAAGAATCCCGCTATATTTTTTAGTTTTACTGTTTCATCATTATCTTTATCTTCCAACATAATATCAACATGTGTTTCGTTCCATATATACTTTACTGTTGGCATCAATGCTGTTTCTGCCGGTGTTATTATTTCTTCTATTTTTGGTATTACATCGCCCGATCGAATTATTTTAATTACTGCTCCTAAACCTATGTTATTCTCTTCTATAAATTTTGCATTGAAACCGGTCGCATATTTTATTTTTACTCCACCGATGCTTACCTCTTCTATTTGAACTCTTGGTTTTAAATATCCATCTTTTGATACTGCCCATAAAACATCCAATACTTTCGCTTCC